GGTTAACGTTGTAATCTCTGAAAACTGGACTACTGATTCTGTTGGTATGTTTATACCTAACCGTTCTGTAACCTATAAAGCTTTTATGCCTATGACATCTGTAGTAATGGATGAACCGGGTATTGGAAAGAAGATAAGAGTATGGGAGGAAGGTGAGTTTTTATTAACAGATCCGAAATCTGTCTACATATTAACTGATACAACAGTTTAATGGTAAAAACAGAAGTTCTAAGATTGTATGAGCATTATAAAAAGATTGGTTACACTGCTGCACAAAAAGATATTGAGTTAAAGAGACCTTGGGTTTTAGATTCTAATGCAGAAGACACCGCAAAGATTGATTTTAAAGACGAGACAGCTAAGAAAGTTTCTAGAGCCAAAGCAATACCTAAAGTAGCAGTAGAACAGGCATAAGCATAATTATTTAAAGTTCGATTATATCATATTTCTATGGCAGACAATACAGTAGGAGAAAAGGAACTCCGAACCGACTATGACGAGTGGGGTAACATAGGGAAGACTATTAACTTAGTCCCGGAAAAGTCCTATGTCTTACAACGTGATATGGTGGGGTTATGAGTCAAGGAACTACTAAACGTCTCTTAGGGACGCTTAGAAAAACCTCTAACCTAGGCTCTGGTAATGAGATGATACTACCTAACAACTCGGGAGACCATAGGAAATCTATTAAGAGAGACGCACCTACTAAGGATCAGGATCTTGTTAACAAAGAGTATGTAGACGGTCAAGACGACAGTCATTTACAAGACGCTAAGGATTATACAGACGCGGAGATTGTTACACATACAGCAGACGAAGACGCACACCATGACAAACTACACGCAGCAACTCATGAGGTCGCAGGAGACGATTTAGTAAACCATGACGACTTAACTGGCTTCGTGGCTAATGAACATATAGACTGGACCAATGCTACTCAAGATTTTTTAACAACAGGCGACGCAGAGATGATGGACCTAGTGGTTAATGGGACATCATGGAACAAGTACGGAGCAAGTGCTATAGGTACAAAAGAATTTCAATATTTACCAAGCCCTGCACCATCTACTCAAACAGCCTTAAAAATATTTAATAGCATGGACGCTGCTAACAGCATGGGGCTAGGTATGTTTATACAGCATAAGCCAACAGTACAAAGAGACGGGATACACGCAGCTATCGGGGGTTATAATATGGTAGAGGGTACTAACTTTAACGGCAGCAACACAATAGCCGCTCTAAATTTTGGTAACTTTCAGTATTTTAGTGGACTAGGGTGTACAAGTATTACTTCTGGTAGTGTATTAACTGACGTGTTAGCGGTTGATGTGTTTGGTGCTAATGCAATAGACAGTGTACAATTTTTAGCAAAGGATATTTATGGTGTTAGAGCAATACCAGTTATAAGTGCAACCTGTACAGACGCTTACGGATATTATTATAAAGCTAGCACTGGCGGGACTATCTCGGGGACTGAGTATGGTATTAATTTAGAACAACCGACAGAGGGAGCAACAGATAACAAACAAGTTTATTTACAAGGCACAGGTAACATACACAGCGAGGGTGACTTAGATATATTTTGTCCTAGCGAGAAGACAATAGAACTACAGACACCTGTTTATGACGACCTAAGAGTTTCGGCGTCTTCTGTAAAATTAGGTGCTAGTATTAACCAACCAACTTGGTCACAGTTAGCAGATGATGGAGCAGGGAGCAGGGGAGTTTATAGTTATTCATTTTCTCCAAGCACAGACAACGAAGTATTTTTCTCTGTACAAATGCCGCATAGTTACAAAGAGGGTACAGACTTATTGCCTCATGTCCATTGGACACCAGACAGCACTAACACAGGTACTATTATGTGGAAGTTAGAATATACTATTGCAAACATTGGGTCTACTTTTGGTAACACAGCTACAGTTAATATGCCAGACACAGCAGACGGAGTTATTAACAAACACCAAATAACAACAGGCTCCACAATTTCTGGTAGTGGTCTAGGTATATCTCATATGCTTATTTGTAGATTGTACAGAGATGTTTCAGACACAGATACATTTACAGGAAACGCAGGACTTCTAGAGTTTGACATACACCACCAAATAAATACAATGGGCTCAAGAAGAGAGCTTTTTAAATAGGGGGTAAAATGGAAACACTAAAAATCAGCGTCGACGAATTACAAATAACAGATACTAATACTACAGTTATAACAAGAGACCAATTACTAAGATTAAAGAAACAGGAAGAAGTAAAACTAAGACAGACAGAACTTAACCTAGCAGACATAAACGAGAAGTTAGGGACATTAGACAAGAAATAAAAAATTTGTTAAAAAGAGTAGTTTTAGTCAATATATGGTTAAAAATATGTAAATTTATATAAACTAATTCTATGTGTTTATATATGTTTTTTACTTAGTATGATTAGAGTAAAAAATGGTTACAGAAAAAATTACCACATTACCAAAGAAATCTAAAGATTGGAGACTAATGGAATTTAGTATGCCCATCACTGAAGCTAATAATTCTGGAAATGATTTTATGATTAGAGGGGTTGCGATTAATGAAACCACTACTCGAAATGGTATTACTTATGTAGCATCCGAATTACAGGAAGCAGCACCGAGTTTTAGGAATAAACCTATTATGACAGACCATTCTGGTTCAGTAAATGACATTGTGGGAAGGACTACTGAGAATGTTAATTTTAATTCCGCAAATAAGTCTATTGATTTTGAAGGTCGTATTATGGACTCCAAAATTAAGGAGATGATTAACGATGGTAGGATTACAGATGTGAGTATTGGCGCTAAAGTTAAAGATTTGGTTCAGAATGAAAAGGATGGCACTATTACCGCGATTGGAATGGAAGGCCTTGAGATTAGTTTGGTAGCAGTACCAGGCGACCCTGGAGCAAATTTAGCAAACTCGTTGAGTGAAGCTTTCAAACTTAAAGAAATGGATATGAATGGGGAAACCATTGATTTGTCACCTGAAGAGGCGGACAAATTTGAAACTGAACTAAATGATGATAAGGAGGACAATATGGGAGAAGCGGAAGAAACAAAAGCACCAGAAGAGACTGTTGAGACACCAGAAGTAGAAGCTACTGAAGCACCAGAGGCTGCAGCAGAATCTATTAAGGTAGATATGACAGAAGCTAATAAATCTATTGCGGCATTAGCTGAAGTAGTTGGTAAATTAGCAAAGAAAGTTGCTGAGCAAGAAGAAATTCCAGCTCCATCTGCAGAGGCAGAGGAAAAAGAGATTTCAGAGCCAGTAGAAGACGAAACTCAAGGCGAAGTTGGCGGTGAAGCAGAAGCTGAATCGGCAGACGCAGAAGAAGGGTTTATCTTAGAAAAGGCAGACGTTGGTCGTGGTATGCAAATATCAAGAGACTATTCTAAGAGTACTGGTAAGTTCAACAGACTTTGTCGATAAGTTTATACTTATTTAATTGAAAGGGGGTTTGAAAAAATATGGCAGTAAATCCATTAGGATACCAGAACATCACGGATGGTGGTACACCTAGGATTATAACAGGATACGCTAAGGAAGTAATTAGTGGAGGTCAATTGTTAGGAGCATCTGGAGCGGCAGGTGTTGTGTCAAGCGGTGCATCGAGTTTTGCAACTACAGATATTGAATTATTCAATACAACTGGAAGTGAAAATTTCGTTGGAGTTGCTTTACATGATGCGGCAAGCGGAGCACCATTATCATTTGCAACAAGAGGGTCATTCCTTTTGGAAGTAAGTGGAACAATTGTACTAGCAGGTAACAAGGTTAGCTGTAACCAGGATGATGAGGTTATTAATGCAGGTTCTTCAGTTGTTGGAGCACCAGGTACGCATATAATCGGAAGGTCTTGGACCACAGGTAGTGAAGCAGATTTTGTGCTTGTCGATATTCATGGATAAAATGGCAAATAATATGAAATACGTTAAAGAACTATTACAGACAGATTTGGGAACTGAAGGGCAACTTTTAATTCCAAGAAAGATTCATGATACTTTAATAGATGAAGTAGATAAGAATTTAATTCCACGTAGTGAAGCGGCATTATATTTCGGCCCAGGAGATATTCCAGGTTCAAGTATAGATGTTGATTTGGTAACACCAAACACTATGAACATTCGTGTTGTTGGTGAGGGAGCTGAGAGTCCAATAGACGAACCAGCATAC